AGACGCAGACGGCAACTTGTACGCAGTCTGCTCAACAGTCGCCAAGCCAATATTCGCACAGATAGCAGGCCAGCCATTACAAGCCCCTGACCACGCGCCCGACATGGACTTGGCAGCCGCCACACGAGCACAAGCGCTATTGCAGATAAACGGCGGCATTGCAACGCCGGATGTTATCGCGGTGATACTGGGCGACAGGCTGGAGTCAGCTCAGGATCACATTGCGGCGCTAGGGTTGACGCGGGTAGAGCAGGATTCCGTCTAGCCCGCCACACGAAATCACACAGGCCCGCCATGAGCGGGTTTTTTAATACCTACACGGGGCTAAGCCATGGCACTCATTACAGACATCAACACCGCCGGCGACTCAGCGCTGCGCATAACATCGCGGTCGTCTCGCATCCAAATATTTCTCAATGGCGACTGGAACGGATCGACCATCAGTCTGCAGCTGAACGTCGCAGGCTCGTGGTATACGGTCAAAGAATACGACGAAAATTCTTATGACATAGTTGACGTCGTGGGGACCGTTGTCTACCGGTTCAGCACATCAGGCACCCCCAACATAATCTGCGATGTGTCGTTTGACCGCTCCGGCGGCGGACAGGTCGAGTAAACCAGTTTGGCCTCGTCGAGAGACGCCGCCCAGGCCCTGCCGTGAGGCACCGCCAACCACCGCCGGCACGTCGAGAGACGCCCGGCACCTATTCAAAGGAGGCGCCGCCCAAGGGCCGCGTATCTGATCTATGGCTACAAAGAACGACTGGGACGAGATAGAGGCGAAGTTCAGCGCTGGCATAAAAAGCGTTATGGCTATTGCCAAAGAGCACGGCATTACTGAGGGAGCAATCAGGAAGCGAGCCAAGCGCGACGGCTGGCAGAGAGACCTAAGCGGCAGCGTTCGTAGTGCGGTTAAGTCGAAGTTGGTACGAACTACTGGTACGGACTCTGGCATTCGTACCGACTCCGACATTATTGATTCTGCATCGGATGAAATCGCCCAGGTTGTCAGGGGTCATCGAACCCTTATTTCCAAGTGGCAGGGCATTTCAACCAAGCTGGCCGTCACGCTTTCAGGCATGACCGTGGACGAGGAAAACCACAACGAGTTTGCTCGCTCGCTCAATTCCGGCGTTGACGCCCTTGGTAAATGTATAAAGCTGGAGCGCCAAGCGTTCGGCATGGATGACGACAACCCCGAGCAGGGCCCAGAGCGAGCACTGGCAGACGATGACCTTGACGCCCGCATTGCCGAGCTAAGCAAGCAGGTAGGGAATGGGAAGTGACAGCGCCAAGCGGGAGCTACTAAAGGCGCTGGAGGAAAAGGCCAGACGCAGGCGCTACACCCTCATCAAGCAGCTTTTTCCAGACACCGGGCCTTACCGGCGCGAGCTGTACCCAAAGCACCTTGAGTTTTTCCGGGCCGGCAGCCTTCACCGGGAACGGCTGTTTATGGCCGCGAACCGGGTTGGCAAGACCGTGGCGGGTGGTTGTGAGCTGACCTACCACATGACGGGTGAGTATCCGGTTTGGTGGGAAGGCCACCGCTTTGACAGGCCAGTGCAGTGCCTTGCTGCAGGCGACACCAGCACAACCACGCGAGACATTATTCAGAACAAGCTGCTTGGCGGTCTTTGGGGTACCCCGGAGTTCGGTTCCGGCCTACTGCCTGGCGATAAGCTGGGCAAGCCGACCCCAGCACGAGGCGTTGCCAACCTTTACGAAGGCATTACCGTTGAGCACACAAGCGGCGGTACAAGTCGCTTGATGTTACGCAGCTACGAACAGGGCCGGAAGATCTTTCAAGGCACTGAGCAGGATTTCATCTGGCTGGATGAAGAAGTTCCAAAAAACGTGTACGACGAAGCCCTCATCCGAACGATGACTACTCAGGGTTTAGTGGCAATCACTTTCACGCCACTGGCGGGCCTCACCGAGCTGGTTATTGATTTTCTGGAAGCAAGACACGAGCAGGTTCCCTTATGACTAGCATCCAACGGCCAGAAACCAAAGTGAACGTACCGGCCGACACCTGCAATTCTTTGGTGTTGCGCAAGCTCACTGACCTGGTTGCAGAAAGAAAAATTAAGCGGGGCATGCTGTCCCTGAACATTGCTCGGCATATCTATCCAAAATCTCGCACCGGTGACGAAATGAAGATTGCCGGAGCAACCTTCGTCATAGGTAAATAGTGAGTCGATACGTTGTGCAAGCCGGCTGGTCACACGTCCCACACCTCAAGCAGACGGACATCGATGATATGGCAAAAAGCATCAGCCCACATCTGGTTGACGCACGGATGAACGGCAACCCAAGCCTTGGCGCCGGCGCGATATACCCAGTGCCCGAAGAAGATTTTGTTATTGATCCCTTCCAGATCCCGCCCTGGTTCCCGCGCATGTACGGCATGGATGTTGGCTGGAATAAAACCGCCGCTATCTGGCTTGCTCACGATCGCGACACCGACATCATTTACGCTTACTCCGAGCATTACCGGGGCGAAGCTGAGCCACCGATACATTCAAAGGGCATTCAACTGCGAGGCAAATGGATACCTGGGGTTATTGATACCGCAGCGCGCGGTCGGTCCCAGATTGATGGAAAAGACCTGTGGAAGCTGTACATCGCTGAGGGATTAATTCTTCACAAGGCCAACAAGTCCATTGAATCAGGGTTGTTGGAAACGCTAGACCGCCTTTCAACGGGTCGACTCAAGATTTTCAGAACCCTGCAGCACACTCTGAGCGAAATCCGATTGTACCGGCGTGATGAGAAGGGCCGAGTCGTGAAGAAAAACGACCACCTCATGGATGCTATGCGCTACGGAGTGATGAAGGTTTCAGTCGCTGTCACACGCCCTGCTGAAAACTCGATTAGCAGCTACTTACCAGGCGACCCAATTGCAGGATACTGATATGGACTACGCCGAAGAGACATCGGAAGAAGAGCGGATTCTGCAGGAAGAAAACCTCAACATGCTGGGCTCCAAGCTCGATCGATTAGCACAAGAGCAGGTAGCTGGGCGTCAGATGATCGAAACCCGGTGGCTGGAGGATCTGCGCCAATACCACGGTGAGTACACACCGGAAGAAACAAAACGGATGAGTGACAACAGCAGCTCCCAGGTTTTTGTCAATATCACGCGCAACAAAACCCGCGCCGGCATCGCGCGCATGAGCGATATGCTGCTGCCGAATGACGACACGAATTTTGGAATCAAAAGCACACCCGTCCCGGCGATGAGCGCGACCAACAGCGCGCCAATGCAGGCGGATATGCAGCAGCAGGGTGATCCGCTAATGCATGGCCAGGGCATGGTGAACGGTATGCCCGAGTCGCACCAGTCGATGGACCCTGAAACCCATGCCAAGGCTATGCAGGTTATGGGGCAAGGGGCGCAAGCCGAAAAGAATGAGCCCAAACAGCAGGCTGATGAAGCCGCTCGACAGATGCAGCAGCAAATTGAGGATGATTTTGCAGAGGCCAACTACAACGCCCATGCCCGCGACGTTATTGAAGATGCGTGCAAGCTGGGCCTCGGCGTGCTCAAGGGGCCGAAGGTCGTCAACCGCACCCGCAGGGCCTGGATCACTGACCCGCAAACAGGCCAAAGCACGATTGAAGTACAGGACGAGCTGCGCGCAGGGCTTGAGCGGGTGGACCCCTGGGATGTTTTCCCTGATATGTCCGCCTCCAGCGCAGCAGAGGCCGAGTTCTGGTTTGAGCGCAAACTGCTCAACCGCAAGCAGCTGCGAGAACTAGCCGACTTGCCGGGCGTTATTGAAGGCCAGCTACGCCGAGCCCTCGAAAGCGATGGCAGTCACTACATCTCAAACGACCGTCGCCAGGAGCTGCGCGCCATTACGGGTGTGGATACGGTCACCAACGACAGAAAATACGAGCTGTGGGAATACTGGGGACCGCTGGATAAAGACGAGCTAAAGGCGTGCGGCTGCGAAGACATCGACGATGATGTGCTGGTTGAGTACACGGGCTGCGTGCTGATGGTCGGCGGGCACGTCATTAAGGCCGCCATCAATCCCCTGGAATCCGGCGACCTGCCGTACAGCGTGTTTAATTGGGAAAAAGACGATTCCAGCATATTCGGTTTTGGTATCCCGTACCTGATGCGCCAGCCACAGAAAGTGGTTAACGCCTCGTGGCGGATGATGATGGACAACGCTGCAGTGTCGGCCGGTCCGCAGATCGTGATGAAAAAGCGCTCCGTGGTCCCGCAGGATGGATCTTGGGCGCTCCGACCGAACAAAGTGTGGCTCGATACCGGGGACGAGCCTGTGGGCAGCGTCTTTCAGGTCTACCAGATAGAAAACAACCAAGGCGGCCTGTTCGCGATCTTTGAAGCCGCCCAAAAACTGGCCGACACGGAAACCAACCTGCCAATATTGCTGCAGGGCGAGGGCATGAGTTCCGGTG